CTCAAACTCTATAGCTTTTGCTACCTTTAAACCGTAGTCATAACTTAACTTCTCCGCATCACTTACGACTTGACTAGGAAAATAACTATTTACAGCAGTATATGTCATATTATTTTATTAATTTTGAAACGCTACCAGTATTAGTATACTTAGCGATATTTATATTAAGTTTTGGTTTTTCTACTTTTACGTTTGGAGCGTACAAATGTCTATTACAAGCCATTATTGCTAAACCACTACTTATAGTAGCGTCAAACTTTGTTCTTTTGTTTATATCAAATCTAGACCAATCATTTAAAGTTTTGTTAAAATATATGTTTCCATAGTTTCCGTCACCTAAATGACCAACATGTTGTTGTATATACATTTCAATTGCAGCTGCATGCGCTTGCTTTATATCTTCACTAGAGTTTGGTATACCACCTATTTCTTTTTCAGAAGCAGAAAGCTTATTCCAGTACTTATCAGGTCTAGTCATAGAGTAACCTCTATATCCTCTTCTTTTTAAATGGTATAATAATCTTGGTTTGTTGTTTTCTGCAAGGACTGGCATACCGTAAAATACTAACGCCATTAATACATCTTCAAAAAATATTTCAGCTGTTTGTGGTCTAGCTATATACTCCAAAAACATATGATTTGGAGGACAGTTTTCCATACTAAACTTTGTTAAACCATGCAGCGCTCCATTTGAACCTCTTCCATCTACTGTTCCTGATATATCATAACTATCACAGCCAAAAGCGCCCATATGTTCATTGGCTGGGTATTTTGTTCCCTTTTTTACTATTATTTTGTTTTGCAAATGTTGCTCTGGAAACCAACTTACATTAAATCTACCTTTTGGATCTGGATAAAATATTACTTGCGTATCTTTTACACCGTTAACCCATTGAAAATTACCAGTAGAATAAGTAGATGAATTTCTTACTCCATCATTATAATCTATTTGCTCGTATATTTTTACTAAATTAAATATACTATTTTTAGCTTCATCTCTAAACGCATGCTCTTCGGTACGCGGAAATTGTCTATAAAACTCGTTTAAAGCATCTTGATCGTTTTTTAAACCATCAGCCTCATTATTCCAATGATCAACTATACCATAATCTATTAATTCACTGTCCGGTCCGTATACATCATCACTTGGGTTATTAAATACAGGTTGTCCGTATTGGTCAATAAATCCCTCGTAGTTCCATTCCATTGGGATAAAAAGAGAATATAAACCAGACTTTGTTTGTCCATTACGATTTCTTTTTGTAACGTCTGAATCATAGTATAACTTTTTAAAATTATTACCACCTTTATCTAAAGCGTTACTAGTACTTCCCATCATGCATTTACCTACTATTTTAGCTCCCAATCTTAAACAGGTTTTTGTAACTCTCCAATTGTTTAATATATTATCTGGTCTCTCCCATTTACCACTTTCGTCGTGTACTAGTAAGTTAAGTTTTTCACCATCATAACTATTATCACCTGTATTCTTCCAATCTATAGTAGTGTCTAACCCTTTTAACTCTTCTAACTTTTCGTTAGCCGTAATCTTCTTTCTTGTAAACTTGCTAGCTGGTACTCTATACGCTAGTTCTGTTTTAGGTCGATCCATACCATCTTGAATCGGCTTAAAGAAGAATGGATAGTTTATACTAATAGGTACTACTTTGTCTGTAAACATTTTTTTAGCATCTGCACCTGTTTTAGATAGTATACCATATCTAGCATCACCTGTTAAAGTAGCTAAATTAACTGTTTCAGCTGAAGACATAAAAGAAAAACCACTACGTCTATTTTTAAGATAGCAAATACCGTAACATCTTTTATCTGCCTTGCAAGCTTCCCAGAATATATAAAATAATCGATTTGCTTCTCTAAAATCTGGCGCGCCTACATCAATCTTGCTCCATTGTAAATACATGTAGTGTGTACCAGTTATCCAAGTTGGTTTACCATTATTTATAAACCAAAAACCTTCTTCTCTTCTTTTAAACTCTTCGTCTATATAATCAAACCACTTTTCTTTTTGTTCTTCTGGATATGCTCTCCAATCGAATATATTTTTAATTTTTTGCAACTCCTTAGGATAATCTTGTTTTACCCACTTGTTACTTTGGTGTTTATACACCTCTTTAGGTGGTTTAGGTAGAGCTATAGTTAAATTTTGTATTTCTATAATTTCACCTATAACTCCACTGTGTGACAACACAATTAAATCGTATTCTTTGTTATAACCATATTTCCATTTTTTACCTCGATTCATTCTAGTAATCGTGGTCTTTTTAATAGGTTCTACAGTCTTAACTAAACTTTGCTTGTACATTACTTAGATCTACCTTCTGCGAATCCTTTAAAGACCGTTTTCTTTCCCTCTTCAGGTGCTTTGCCCTCAAGCAGGTTTTCTTCTTCTTGGATTCTTGTAAGTATTTCAAATGCGTCAAATATAGCTAGTTTTTTAGTAGCTGCGGCATTTTTTAATCTATCAGCTGATATATCATCGTCACTATCAACAATAGGTTCTTTTGCAACCTTAATTAGCTCTTCAACTGCTTTCTGCCCAGCTTGGATTATATTCTTCTTCGTTTCCTTGGTATTCATATTTAATTGTAATAAATTTATTCATAACTCTATATAATCTTTTACCATCGATTATAAACTCATAAGTTGAGAAAGGTGTAAACCCTACAAGATCATCAGCGTTATTAACACCGTCAGTATATTTAATTATACCTACACACTCTTCTTCTTCCCCTGGTTTTAGTTTATCTCTTTGTTTGATTGGCTGTACAAAACAATAACCATCCATAGCGGTCCACTTATTATTTCTTTTGTATAAAAATATTTGATCTGGTTTTACAAGATATGTATTTTCGTTGAAATAACTTCTACTATTTTTTTCGTTACCTTGTACATCGTGCCAACGCCTAAAAATATTATGGTGCACTATGACCATATCACCAGGTTTTATTTTGGTTTTATAAGCCGTGGGTATAGATTTAACAATAGCTTCTCTATTAACAAACTGATGGTTAAATATCTCGGTATTTAATATAAGATCTTTATCGCCAACTTTTTTAGTATTGTTGTATCTATTACCTTTTGGCTCTATAACAAAGTCAAAAGGCGCTTTCATTAATACTCTAAATTATACTCTACAGATACAGCCATATTTTTATTAAAGTCCTTCCAAGGTAATACGTTTTTGTTTTTTCTAATGTAAATAGAATATTTGTCTTTTTCTTCTATTATATCACATATAGTGTGCCCACCATAAACATCTTGGCCTACAGCGTAGTGCATAGCGTTTTCCTTATAGTCTTTGCCTACAGTAATCTTTCTAATTAATTTACTCATTTGTCTCGTAGTTTATAGTACCATCTTGAATATTAATATCGTCTGTACCATAATTCTTTTTAAACTCTACTTGTATTTTACCTAGCTCTTCTTGCAGTAAAGACACATGATGTAAAAAATTATGTTTTTTACTTTCTAACACGCCAACCTCTAACTGTGCTCTATTTATATTGTTAACAATTGATTGTACTTTATTTAATTCGTCGTTTGTAATTTTTGTAGCCTTCTCAGCTTTCTTTTTTGTTTTTGCCATTTTATTTAATTTAAGTTAATTATTTATTTATTAAGTTGTAGCAGATAATATAAACTGCACAGGATGTATGTTGTATAAATCTTTATTTACAGCGCTAACGCTAGCACAGTTTTCTGCTAACACTATATTGTTGTCATCCGTAACTGATTTAACAGTACCAATAAGTTGATCGTCCTCATCATGCAAAACATCTCCAGGCGCAAAGTTTACCAAAGCCCCTGTAGTTTTAACTACTACCGCTGTAGTGTTTGTAGCTGTTTCTGTACTAACTTGCACTGTTGATCTAAAATCATAAGCACCCTTAGTTATAGCGGCCATAAACAAATCTTGACCTACTGGTATGTTTAAGCCTGAAATAGTCACTATATTTAAAACATCTAAATCTCCATCGTTAAAAAGCGCGTTTGCATCTACGTCAAAAAGAACTCGACCTGTTAGATTATTTTTCCACTGATATGTACTTACACCGGCATTAACAACACCTAAACTTGGTACTCCAGATGTGTCTACGCTAATACCTGAAAAATTTCTTTCAGAAGAAACTTTAATTCCACTAGTAGCAAATAATAAATCAAAGTCTTGCATAGTTTGATCAGCTCCATTTGTACCTCTTATTATAGCTGTTATACCGTTAATTTCAGCGCCTCTAAAATTTTTAACTTCATGCCAGTCAAATAATATGTCTTCATCTGCAAAAGCCGCGGTTTGTTTACTAGCGGCTATTGTTGGTATTACTTTTGTAATTGTTTTGTTATATAATGCCATTTTATTTTTTTACTTTTTCTAGTGATCTACCACCGAAGTAAGCACCGATCACAGTTATTAATACTAATTGTAATAAGTCCACCCAAGTATCTTTTACTTCAAAAGCAATAGCGCCAGCATCAATAAATATCATTAATACTGTTGATATCACTAAGAACATTAAGGTTAATGGTCTTATGTTTTTTGATAACCAAGAATCGGATTTCATATCCATACCCCATCTTTCAGTTACTTGCTTTTGCATCTCAGCTTCATAACCCATTATCATGTCTTTAATTTTCTTTTCAGCTTCAAGCTTTTCTTCTTTGGAAGTATGTAGATTGTCTATTACACCACCTACATCTTTCACTAAATCAGCAGCCCCACCTGAAAATATTTTTCCTAATATATTCATACGTTTTGTTCTGTTCCGTTGTTAGCGTCGTCTTCCCAAGGAAAGCCAGTATCACCAGCTTCTTTAGCAACACCATCAACTATTATCATATCTTTTCCGTTAATTGTTTTTCTTGGATATATATTGCCGTTGTATTTAACAAAGTTATCTCCATAAGCAAGTTTACCAATTTTCATGTCCGTAGCATGTACCATTTCGTGGTTTACTACCTGTCTCTCTTCGTGACTACCAGGCGCAATTTTATCACTAATAAATATAGTACCATCCATATTAGCCTCGCCTAACACGCCTTCTTCCAATGGTTTTCTTATAACAGGCGTACCAGGTACAGATGCGTCTCCACCTGCTTCTTGTCCAAACCTCATTTTATTTTTTATTTCACCACTAATCATTGACGGTGTTTTACCTCTACCTAATTTAAACCCCATAATAACCAGGTTTTTTCTTTTTTATTTGAATCTCTGTTTTTGGATCTGGACCAGGTTTTTCTACTGAGTATCCACCAGGTGGTGGTCCACTTTGTTTTGGATCTTTTTGAACAACCATTATTTTCTCTGGTTTTTCTTTGTCGTTATCTTTCTTTTTGTCTTTTTTCTTAGACTGGCTTAAACCACCAGCAAATCCAGATAAAAAACTAGCTGCTACACCTTCGCCTTTTTCAACCTCTTCATTTGCAGAAGCAGCAGCAGCAACTATAGCGTTGCTCTCTTCTTTAAACGGAAACGATGATTTGTTGTATTTTAGTTTAAATGGTCCTTTCATCTTTCTTTATCTTTTATCATATCATCTATAGATTTATTAAAAACCTTATCTGTATATGTTTTATTATTATAAAAAATACTTCTTTCTGATGTTGGTAAATCTTCTTCACCTAAAAGTACTCTATATATTCTAGATATTAACTGAGAACATTTGAATGATGTTTTAAACACCGAGTATTTTATTGTTGTTCTATTTCTGTTTCTCCAAGTTTCTATCCAACCTTCTCTTCTTAGTTTCTCCCAACGGTTCTTATCCCAACTCATGGTGTAAGTACCATCTATAAACTCTTGTCGTGTAAATCTTCCTTTACAATCTAAATAAATTAATAATTCTAAATCTGC